GGACGGGGACCAGCCCCAGCACCGGCAAGACCGGCAGGGATGGGAGGAATGCTCGGAGAGATCGGGGTCTGGGGATGATTCATGACATTTACGGTAACATGGGCTTTGCCCTTCTTACCGCCACGGGCCATCTTGTCCAAGCGTCCGCCGGACTTATGGCCTTCCACTTCGCCGCCTTCCTTGAGCTTGGTCTTAGCCTCGCCCTTGTGAAGGTGGGATTCGTGTTTATGAACGTCCTCGGCAGCCTCGTCTTTGACGTGCCCGCCAGCCTTGTAGCCGGTGCGCCGCATAAGATGACGGGCCTTTTCGGCGCGTCCGTGTTTGTGTCCCGAGTGAGTTCTCATACCTTACACTTCCCCCGTGAGCGGCCTCTCAAGGAGACCTCGTGGGCTAGGCCCAGTTGCAATATAGACGGTTCTTTGCGGGGCATCAATCCTTGCCCTTCTTGGCGGGTGGCTTGGGCGCAGGCTTGGCGGCGGCAGCCTCTTTGGCGGCTTGGGCGGCCATCTGCGTCTTGGTCAGGTCGCGGTGGGTCTGGGCCGCTTCGGAGTGATGCTGAAGGGCGGCCTCATGCTGGCGTTCGGCTTGCTGGTCGGCAAAGTCATGGGCGAAGCGCAAGCGCTCGGTCTGCTGCTTCTGGTTTTCCATGTGCTGCTTGACGCTGAGTTCGTGGGCGTCGAAGGCGCGTTGGGCCTGCGACTCCTGAGCTTGCTGCTTCGTCTCGATAATTTCATGGGCAGCCTTGCGCTCGTTCTCTTGCTGGTCCTGCTGAAGTTGCTGACCTTTAAGTTGAACATCAGCCATCTTCGCAGCGGCCTGCGGGTCCTGTTGCGGTTGCGGGGGCGGCGGCGGATGCAGAAGGGATGGCCAATCGTTAATGCCGATTGACTTGAGGACGCGGCGCTGCACGGCCATCTGGTCGTAGAGCATTGCGGTGGTCGGCCCTTGCGACAGCGCCACGAGAGCGGTGGACTGCTGGACGCGGTGGGTCTGCGACGGGATGTTCGGATCGGACGCCGGGACAAGGTTGAGGTCGGCAAATTCGGAAGCGGCCTCCCACTTGCGGGCGGGGTTACGCGCAAGCCGGGTAATCGCCTGCGGGTCTTCAAGGAAGAGTTCTTTGATAAGCGTCAATTCTTCCTGCATGGCGGAGTGCAGGCGCTTATGAACCGAGGCCATCGTCTGCGTTGCCTGCTCGACGAGGGACATCATCGTGCCCACGGGAATGTGCGTGCGGCCTTCATCAACGCTCATCTCGGGCAAGCCGCCCATGCGCTGCGAGTCTTGCATGATGATTTCGCCGAGTTGCATCAAGTTTGGCGAGAGGTCCTTGTAGGGCATCACCATGAAGGCATCTTTGATATTGTCAAACGGGCCAATATCCACATCGACAAACTCGCCGGGGCCCGGGGCAATCTCGTTGGTGTCGGTGCGGACACCCTTGGCCTTCATGCCGCCAGGGAAGCTGCTGAACATTCCCGCGTCGATAAGAATGCGCCAGATGGCGCGAAGGGCCCGGGTCTGATTGCCGAGTAGGTGCAGATAGCCAAGGCACAAGAAACCGAAGCTGGGAATCAGGCCGTAATGCACGAAGCGGCGGCGCTCTTCGTACTGCTCGTCGCCCTTCTTCCAATTGCGCCGGATGGCATAGACCTGCGTCGAAGTTTTATCGAGGGTGACAATGTACGGCAGGGGCAATCCCTTCGGCGCGCCCTTTTCGCGGAGGCCCAATTTCTCAGGGTCGATGTCGGTATACGTCTCGTAGATTTCGTGTTCCTGGTCCTGGGTGCGCTGCGCGTTGAAGCTGACGCCGATGATGTCGCCCTGTTTGGATTTGGTCGAGTCGGCATTGAAGGTGCCATCGTCGATTGTCAAAGTGCGAAACGCCTTGACGTGCATCATCTTGATAAGTTCGCCGCGCGTCATCCAGAGGCGGTGCGTCTTGCGCTGGGCATCGTACAAATCGCTGGCATTCTCGGAGACGATGAAGTCCTCGATTTGAATGCAGCGGCTCATGGGGATGCGCTTGATTGGATCGTGGTACGCCTTCTTGAAGACGTTGCCACCGAAGCCCAATGCGAAGAGGCCACGGTCCATGTCCAGGTAGAAGCCTTTGTCCACCTGGGTCAGGAAGTAATTCATGTCCGCCTCGAAGGCGAAGGCAGTCTGATCTTCGTCTTCGGTGGAGCCGCCAATGGTGGCCACCTTGCATGGACCGATCGCGGGCAGGAGTTCAGCGCGGGCTTGAGCCTGGAAGCGAACGCACGCCTCAAGGAGTAGGGGATGCCCCACTCGCGAGACGTTTCGCTTTTGCGTGCGGGCGGTTGTCGCCTCTTCAATTTTGAGTCCTAAGAGGTCAAGGCCCTTGTTGTAGTTGTCGATGAAGCCTTGCCGGGACGCCAGGTCGGAATTGACGCTCTCGATAAGTTCGTTGGCAAGCGACGACAATAGCCCCGGTTCAATTTTCTCGGCGAGGTTCTCGTCGAACTTGTCGCCGGTAGGATCGACTTCCTGCGTTAGGTCGGGCTCGCCAATCTCGACGGAGCCATCCTCGTTGATGGTAACGCCAACGCCTGCGCTGTCGCTGGCATCTTGTGGCATGTCCACATTGGCAGGATCGATGCCTTCACCGAGGCCTAGCGGGGCCGGGCCATTTGCAGAATAGGTAGGGTCCAAGCTCTGGTGTTCCTCTCAAGGTCGGTGGTACGACAAGCGAGAGCCAACCCCGTAGCGGCGAACCACCAACCGCTCCCCCGCCCGTCGTACCGAGTGCGACTATACGTCACAAGGCGGTGGTGAGGGAAGGGGCAGCAAAAAGGGCCACCCGGTTAGGGGCAGCCCTTCCTTGCACAGGTCGCTACTAAGTTAGGAACCGCTCGGCGCAGGCGCAGGCGCAGGTGCCGGGGCGGGAGGCGAGGCAGCAGCCACGGCGGCGGTAAGGTTGGCCGCGAAGGTATTGATCTGCCCAGCGGCAGCCTCAACGGCGGGGTCGTTGGTCAGATTGACGATCTGATTGGCGAGATTCTGGATTTCCGCCACGGCACTATTGACAGCGGTGGCAAGGGCGGCAACGGAAGACTGAAGGTCTGAATCGGCGGACATAAGCTTTTCTCCTAAGGTGTTAAGGTCAATACGAAGCGCGCGGATTTCCCGGAGGATTTCGGCGTGCTGACTGGGTTTTTGGCGATGTATGATGATGGCGCACACGCCGGGTTATAGCAGATGATGGGCGTCGAGGACAAGCCAGACGAGCAGCACTAAAGAGGCAAAGGAAATCCAAATGCCTTCACAGCGAAGCCATTGATTTCGGCGGTGGCGGGGTTCTGTCAGCGGGAACATGCCAATGAACATAGGCGTTAGACGCCATAATCGGAAGAGACTGAGGATGCGCCAGATTGCCACATGCGCGGCTTAATGTCCTCTTCATGTTCGAAGGGCATCCGCGCAAGGCCCCGTTTACGCATCCAATTTATGGCCATGGAGCAACAGTCCGCCAAATCGTCATGTTTTGCTTTGGGAAACGATTCGCATTCGCGGATAACCATATCCGCCCAAGATGTGTCTGGGGCATAAATGAGGCCCGCAGCGAATGAAGGTTGGGCGGCATACATGCGGGCGACCTTATCGCCACCGCCATCGCGCTTGGGATCGTAGAGGTGGAGGGTAAAATCGCCGGGGCGCATCAACCGCTTGAGTTCCTGGGCCAGGGCATGGCCGTTGGATTTGTTCTCGATGAGGACGGCGTCGCATTCGAGGTTCTTGCGCTTGGCGGTGCGGAAGACGCGGTTGACAAGGTCGTTGATGGTGTAATGCCCTCGCCATGCGTGAAGCATCATGACGCGCGGGGCCCGGGTCTTTGGGTCGGTGAAGGTGCCCCAAACGGTGCAGGCGGTATAGTCGTTTTCCTCTTTTTCGGTGGCGGCGCAGTCGATCGAGGCGAAGACGAACTCCATATCGGGGAAGACCGTTCGGGGTGCAATGAGGCCGGTGGCGTCGGGCAGGTCGCGGGTCCATAGGTGGGCCTCGGCGGGCGGGGGCCAGGGCTGCCAATAGTCACTGAGGATAATCCCACCGCCCTTGGGCTTGGGTATCTGCTGCATCTGCCCGGCGAAGGCCCATGGCCCGAGGTCCTGTTCTAGGCGGCGGACGGCATCGGCGGGGAAACGGGCGGGGCAGAGCAGGTCGTCCTCGATAGATCGGGGATCGCTGAAGAAGGGTTGCCCGTCGATGTAGGTGGAACAATGCCGGGCGGACTCATAGCGCATCGGAAGCATGAGATGGGTCCAGACGCCGTCGCGGTCCTTGTCGATGATGTGGCCGGTGGTGTCGTCTTCGTGGAGGCGCTGCATGATGATGACGTATGCGCCAGTCTTGGGATCGTTCAAGCGGGTGCTCATGGCTTCGTCCCACCAGCGGTTGGTCGTCTCAAGGATCGTCTCGGATATGGCATCGGCGGCGTTGAGCGGGTCGTCCACAACGATGAGCGCCGCGCCTTCGCCGGTCAGGGTACCGCCGACGGAGGTGGCAAGGCGGTAGCCCTTGGCGGAAGTTTCGTAGCGGCGCTTGGTGTTCTGGTCGCCGACAATGTTGAAGCGCTTGCCCCAATTGTCCCGGTACCATTGCGTCTCGATGAGGCGGCGACATTTCACCGCATCGCGTTCAGCGAGGGTCTGGGCGTATGAGGCGAAGAGCATCTGAACATGGGGCCCACTGAGGGGGCCGTAGTCGCGCGGGTCCTGCGCCCAAATCCATGCAGGCCACAGGACGCTGACAATGGTGGACTTGCTGCTGCGGGGAGGGACGTTGATTATAAGGCGGCGGATGCGTCCTTTTGTCACGGCCTCTAAGTGGTCGCATACCGCCTTGATGTGCCAGGAATCGATGAACGGTGCCGACTCGACATACTTCCACGCTTGCTTGACGAACTCGTGCAGGCTCAGTTCGGCCTTTTGCCGGAGTATGTCGTTGAGCATTTTTTGGGGCCCCCCGGCGAGGCGGATCAGGTCCTCTATGCGCCGGGCTTGTTCGCGGTGGGCCTTGGCTTCCGGGGACATGGGACCGGGCCGGGATGGTACCTTCGGCGATAAAGCGGTGGTGAGGGGGGCATCAGGTGGCGGGAGAGGCTCAGGGGGGTGGGACCCGTTGGGGTTGGTGGGATTTAGGGGT